GATTCCTCAGGTTATTGAGGCTTGAGGTCATCATGTGCTCCAGAGCGTCTCCGACGCTCTGGGCCCCGCCGGAGATCTCGTTGAGAGCACCGGTCTGAATTTCGACGGGGAAGTAGTTGTACGAGAGTGTGTACTCGGCGCGGTCCACATCCTCCGCGTCGGCCGGGTTGATAAACCCGCCAGCAGAGTCGAGGACCGTGGTGCCGCCTGCGCGACCCACGTGCAGGGGAACCTGCGCGCGCTTGCCGATGACAACCCGCTGCTTCTTCTCGATCATATCGAGCCAGGGGTTCTCGTCGTAGAACTGCTTCACCATCGTGTTGCTATCCCAGACCTCCTTTGCGAGGTCCTGATAGCCAGCAGCGGTGGTAGGCATTTATTTCCTCCTGAGAGGCGCCTGCCCGACCAACAGCTTGCCTTACTGCTGATCTTGCTGCACGCGCCAGCGTTCGTCGATGTATGCGACGCGCTCGCGCGGCGTCATGGGCTTCTGATCCGCGGGGATCGATGTCCCAAGAGGCGCGCTAAACGCTCCGGCCTTCGTTTCGATCCATCGCTCACGCTGGGACTCAAGGAAGCCGTCCGGGCCGTAAAGGCGCTGGTAAGCGCCGCGCACGTCCGGCAGCCCCTCGTCGTCAGACATGACGATGGCGAGATTGCCGAGGATCTCCTCTTCGCTCTCAGGGATGGCCACACCGGTGAACTGCTCAATCATGTCGATCTCGCCGCCGATAAAGTCATCCTGGAGGTTTTGGAGTTCCGCGTCCTCTGCGTAAGCCGTCTCCAGTTCCCGCTGCTGATCTACTTCGTCGCGCCAAGCTTGGAGCGCCTCGACCTCTGCTTCCAGGGGATCGACGTACTCAGGCTCAGCGCCGCTAGACGGGCCAGTGTCCACCGCAGGCTCCAGGCCGAGCGCCTCCATGGCGGCTCGCTGAACCTCGGGGTCCGAGTCGTGAAGCTCGTCGAAAAGCTCCTCGAACGCGGAGAGACGGTCTCGCGTGGTAGAAAGCTCTTGTGTCGCCCGGGTGTATTCCGGTCGAAGCTCGTGATACCCACGCTCGAAGTCGAAGCCCTTGTCGTCGCCATCGACGGGGGCTGACTCTGCGCCTTGTCCGGTACCCATCTGGGCTCCGGGAGCGCCGTATTCCTCAGGCATAGTGCCTCCTAGTGGGGCCTCTCGGCTTGTCCACAGATTATTGGGCGGGGCCTCTCGGCTTGTCCGCTACTTCAGTTTGCGTTTGGTGCTGCGGAGAAAAGAGTTCACGTGGCGCTGCCCCGCTGAGTCGGTGAAGACGTGCCACTCACGTCGGCCGCGGCGGTAGTCTGACTCTGTGGAGCCAGAGCCCGCTTGGGCCTCAATCGTTGCGTTAGGGCCGGGGCCGCGCGTTCGCTTGCCAATCAGCACCGCCCCGCCAAGTCCCTTCTGGGTCTTGAGCATGGCCGCGCGCACGGCCGCGGTGGGCGTGAGCGGCTTGGGCTTCAGCTTCAAATCCTTGGGTGGTGCGATCCTGCCGCGCGACCGACGAGCTTGATAAGCCATTAGTCCGGCCTCCTGGATATAGTTCCGGCTGTCCTTTACCGGCTTCCCGTTCTTGTAGTACTTGCCCTTGTGCCACCCCTCTTTATTGCCCATTGTTCGAGCGTCCCAGCAGGGCATGTCCTCCATACATTTGTGGCCGTGCCCGACGCGTGTCTTGTAGGCCATCCTAACTCCTGTCGGGTACGTTTTGGTTGGCGGGCTGGTTTGGTGTCTGTAGCTCACTCCCGCCCGTGGCGGACGGCGCGTCAGGCTGCGCGGCGTCGGAGCCCAAGGCCCCGGCGGCATTCTGGGCGCCCTTGCTCTGGGCGGCCTCCATCGCGGCCTGCTGGGCGAGCGCATTAGCGTCGGCCTCAATCCGCTTCATGGCCTGGTAGACATCCATGGCAATGCCCTGCACGTCCATTTGTAGGCTCTCGAACTCCTCGGTCTTCAACCAGTCCTCAAAAACGCCGCGCTGCACCGGAATGTTGTCGAACTCCCGCGGCATGAAGTCCGGGACCTCAGTCTGTGCCCCGGTCTGCGGGTTGACCTCCAGACGGCTGGGCGCCGGGTACTCCTGAGTGCCGTACAGGGCCTCAGTGCCGCCCTTGAGGCGCTCGATGACGCGGAGGATGCGGCCAATGTCAAGCTCGTAGCTCGTCACCAAATCGCCAGCGAAACCACCTTCGATGGCGGCCATCGCCTGCTCAGCGGTGATCCAACCTCGGTCGGCGTAGGCCAGGACCTTCTGCTCCATGGCCACCTTGGTGCGTGGCTCGATGGAGCCCGTAGCCACACGGACGTCCGTCTGGCCCATGATGTTTGCGCCCTTGAAGTCCCGGATGACTTCTGCGGCCCACCGTCCCTTGACGGTCAGCAGCCGGGGCTCAGTGTAGTACTGCTGGCCCAGGACCAAAGAGCGGTTGCCGACCTGCGCGTGCCAACGCGCGACGCGCGCAATGAAGGATTGGCGGCGCTGCGCGTCTCGCTCGATCAGCGTCTGAATTGCGCGCCCGGCCTCAACCTGCCCGGGAATGTCATTCTGCGCCGCCAGGCGCGCGATGACTGCATTCGTCTCCTGCACAATCTGGAAGAGTTCCTGCGGGATGGCCGGAACGTCACGCCAGCGCAGGTTGTTCACCGGGTCAGCGATCTGGTAGACGGCGCCCGGCTCAGAAGTGATCTTCTGCCCCTGGAGCACGCCTGGGGCGACAAACACCTGCGGGTTTAGCGCCATGTTCTTCCACTCAACGATCTTGTTCCAGGCGTCATTGTATATGCGCTGGGGGTCGAGCAGGTGCTCCACCAGGCTCATGTCCCGGTCGTTATCCGGGTCGATGATGTAGGAGAGCGGAATCAGGCAGTCGCCCTCCATGACCGGGTAGGGGCGCTCCTTCGTCACCACGCGACCATTGGCGATGACCAACCACCGGCCCACAGGGTATGATTTGGTGGGCTTCTCTAGATAGTTATAGACGCGAACAAGTTCGGCGTTCTTTGGCTTTCGCCACAGCCTGACGCCCCCAAGAGCGTCTGCATCCGGGCGAACTTGGTCGCCTAGGAATCCCGGTTGGGACACAAGCTCCTGGACCGTCATGTTTCGCATGACGGTGTGGTAGTTGGAGTCCTCGTAGCGCTCGCCCGGTTCCCACATCACGTCCTGCGGCCCATAGACTCGGACCTTGATCTCACCCCGGCCAGTAACGCTCTTACCGTCCGGCCCCATGATCATTGGGCCCACGGTGTTGTCGAAGTAGGGCCAAGCGAAAGACTCCTGTCCGACGACCGCATGAGTGACCGCGTAGACAGCGGCCATTTGAAGATCCCACTTCTCGTAGCCGTACTGGAGGAACTGCTCAGCCGTCTTGGCGGCCGAGCGCTTCGCCGGGTCGTACGACGTCGCCGTGACCTCATAGTTCGGGATGCGCTGCGTGACAGCCGAGACCTCGTGCGCCACAATGTCGATCAGCAAGTTGTTCACTGACCGGCTGAGCCACGGGCGCTTCCCGCCGCCGGTAGGCGTGGTCTTAGTCGGCAGCCAGTTCAGTTTGTTCTTGCTGTCAACGTAGGCGTATTGCTTTCCGCGCCACATTTCATAGCGCTCATTGATCGCCGGGATGAGATCCTCCAGGCGGTCCTGGGACCGCACGAGGCGATCCTTGACGTACGGCTCGATTTGCTTGTCATCCGGGAGTGACGAATCGCCGCGCCCACCGTTGAGAACACCGCGAAGGGCGTCCATGGTAGAGATCACTCTTCATCCTCCGAGGTCTCACCCACGAACTCGTTCCAGTCCGCGTCATCGTGGGGGGCGTCCGAGAAGTACGTGCGCTCCTCTGGGTCTACGTTGCCGGTGGCCGTGGCCATTTCCAAACGGGGGCTCGTATTGATGCGGTCAAGCATGGCGTCGATCTGCGCGGCACTCCGTAGCTCAGTTGCCTTGCGCGCGTCAGACTCCTCGCGAAGGCGCAAGCGCCACACTGAGTCACGGTCGCGGAACAAATAAACCATGACGCCCACCACGATGAGGGCGGCGAGCAGCAGTCCCAAGAGCAAGCCGATGATGAGGTATGGTCCCATTGAAGCTCAGACGTTGACGACTCGGTAGGAAATAAAGCCGAATGTGTCCACGCCTGCTGTGTTATTGATCACCAGCGCAGAGTTCGCATCCAGCAGAAAAGCGCCGACGTCTGGGTGGGAGTCAAAGCCAACAATGGTGCCCGGGGCGGCGGCGGCCGCAGTGAAGTCGATATGCGTCGTGCCGGCCGCACCTGACCTCACAACCACCAGGGTGGCGGCGCCCACGGCGCGAAGACGTAGGCCGAGAACCAAAATGGCCCTGCCCACACCTGGAGCAGCGATGACAGTGTTATCGCCGTCATTCAGCGCATTGGCGGTGATGCGCTGAATGTTATAGCCAGCAAGGGTGGGGGGCATCAAGCGGCCGCCTTCTTCGTGACGGGGCGGCCCATCTGGCGAGTGACCTTGAAGCCGTCCTTGACCACACCGTTGATGCGATCAAGCTTGCCCTGGAGGTCTTCGATGGTGGCGTTGGCCTGGTCGAGCGCCGCCTGAGTGGATGCCTCTCGGGCGAGCGTCGCGTCAAGGTCGGCCTGCTCGGCCAACTGAAGTTGGGGCACCTGGCGCATGATGGCGCGAAAGCCCGCGAAGGAGATCCAAAGGCGGATGTCGCCGCGGGCGCCGTCGTACACGCCGTCAAGGGCGACGCCGCCACGCTCGTCATAAACCCGGCCGGGGATGGCGGCGCAGTAGCCCGGGATGTCAAATCGGTTGGGGCGGTCAGTGTACTGCATAGATGTTCATTCCGACGGTGTTGACCTGTCCAGTGTAGGCTGGGCTCAGGAATTCTCCTAGGGCACGGCGCACAACGTTGGCGGCATCCAGGTAGCCTGCTGCTCGCAACTGCCCCTCAGCCGTTACCAAGGCAAGGCGGGCAACCTCAGCCTGGGCAAAGGCTGTTGCCTCCATTTTGCGACCCATTACTTGCTCCTCTTGTGGCGGGAGGTATAGCGGAAGTCCTCGCGGTGCTTCTCGCCGAACTGCTTGGCGGCTGCCAAACCTTTCTTCCGTTTGATGTTGAGGAAGATCGCCTTGGCCTGCTTGGGGTTGTCGTACGGCATCAAACGCCCCGGTGCTTCCGCGTCTTGTAGAAGCGCGGTGTAGACGAGGGCGCCGTCCCATAGTGACGGGCCTGGGTGGGCGCGACGGCGGGTGGGGTGCCCTTCTTGATCATCCCAGGCGGCAGCGCGATGCCGGTGCTACGCATACCGCGCCTGCGCTGAGTGCTGGGCCATTCTCTGGCAGGACTTCCTTTTGGCATTATGCTAGACTCCCCGTAGCGTCGGGAAACTCCTCTAGGAGGCCCCCCTCGTTTTGCTTGGACATAAAATCTGGTGCTACCCTCGGGTCCCAAGTCTTCGTCTTGACGACGGCGGGAGGGCTGGCGTACCAGGGGCGACGCGTGAAGGCATAGCGCATGGCGTCCATGGCATCATCGAACTCCTTCACCGGCTCGAACACGCCGTCGTCGCGATCGTTCAGGCGGTACTCCTCAGCCTCCAGCCAGAACTCCGGGTCCACGGTGGGGGCGTCCGCGATTGCAAAGCTGCCCTCGCGCATGCGTCGCCAGAGGTTGGCCACACCGCCGTAGACGATTGCCTCGGAGTTCAGGACCTTTGGCGTGTGGGTGTAAATGCCGTGAAGCTCCAACTCGCTTCGCATCGTCACGTCCTGGCCAGACGTCATCGAGTGGGCACCACCGGAGTAGGGGTCCATCACGTACATCGGCGCCTGCGTGAGTCCCCACCGCCCGTTACCCTCGCGCACAGCCTGGATCAATTTCAGCGGGTCCGTCTTCCGGACGTAGACAACTTGGTAGATCAGGCCATAATTGAGGTCATTGAATGCGACCCACACGAGCGCGGCGCGTCGGTAACTCGGGTCAATGCCGACCACCGTCTGGTGGGACTGGATCATTTCCCGGTCCTCAGGATTTTCGGGGCTCATTGGCCTCGTCTTGTGCTTCTTCATGCCGGGGTAGATCAGCCCGCCAAACGCCACGAACTCACCGGTCTCTCGGGCCTCGCGCTCAGACTCGTCGTAGATCGCCAGGGCCTCCGCGATGGCCTCGTCCGACAACATGGGGTTGTCGTGGATCGTCGCCCGGAAGATCCGAGGAACGAGTGTTGTGCCCTCATAGGGGTCACCCGTCAAGCCCTTCCGGTACAGCTTGCGGTACAGCCAGCCAATGCCACCGCCGACCATGTTGACCGGCGTGAGACCAAACCGCGCGGCACCAGCCCTGTCGGTCAAGCGAATCCAGTTCTCGCCCCAGATCGCCTCGGTGGTCGGCTCATCAAAGACCACGTAGTCGAGCGAGGTGCCAACCATCATCTTGGCGTCCTGCTCAGACGTGTAAAGCTCAAGGCGCCCGCCGTCCGCGAAGTTCAGGATCTTGTACTTGTCCGTGTACGCCTTGTCCCAGCGTCCCCCCCGAAGGAGGTAGGGCGGGACCCACTCCTGGAGGACCGGCAGAACGATGTTCAGGAGCGCCTTCTCAGACGGGGCGATGTACCGCCCCATGACCGGGGAGTGGGCGTAGTGGGGCGGGCGCGGGCGCTTGAAGACGCGGAGTCGGTCGGGCAGGCGGTCCTCGGGCACGTGCTGGATTATTGCCCAGACCCCATTGGCTGTCGTCTTTCCCTCGCGGTTACCAGCGGCCTTGACCACGATCCGATCCATCGCCGCCATGTACTCGTGCTGGCGGGGGCGGCCGCCCGTGGGGTTTCGGGGAGAGGGGGCGGGGCAGGCCGGAGACCCACACCATTCTGCACACGAGTGGAACCGGAGGAGTGGGTCTTGGCGCGCGAGCGCGTCGGCGGCCTCCTTGAGGCGCAGGTACTCCTGCTGCT